GGCCTGCCGCTGACAACGGAGAATCCATCGAAACAGACTTCCATTCCTGAAGACGAAAGGGAGGGCGTAGAAGATGAAAAGATGCCGGCTGACATCTGAGGAATTGCGCATTCGCTTTGCTTTGCCTGAAGACGAAGAAGAAGACGAAGAAAAGGAGACTGTCGATGGCCAAAACGACGAAGAAGACGATGACGAAGAAGAAACCGACGACGAAGACGAAAGCAGTGACGAAGAAGACGATGACGAAGAAAAAGATGCCCAGGCCCAGGCCCAGGGCCAAAAGGAGCCAAAGCAAGCCACAGGCAGTATGCCGAGATTCCGTGTGCTTGCCTACACGGGAGGGAAAATTCGAGTCTCGGGCTGGCAACAACCTGTAGTCGTGGACCTGGCTGGCCTGGAGATTCCGAGCCAAAAAATTCCAGTCCGGTTCAACCACGACCCCAATAGTGGCATCGGGCACACCACGAAGATCGCAGTTGTGGAGTCGGCGCTGGTTGCTGAAGGTGTGATTTCGCGCTCGACTGCTGCTGCGATGGAAGTGATCGAGTCGGCGAAAAAAGGATTCCCCTGGCAGGCATCGGTGGGCCTGTCGGTTGAGGAGTATGAGGAGATCGACGAAGACGAAGATGTCGAAGTCAATGGATCGAAGTTTACCGGACCGCTGATCGTAATTTCGCGGTCGATCCTAGACGAGATCAGTTTCGTTGACTTGGGTGCGGACCGAAACACCACGGTTTCAGTGGCTGCGAATAGGAGTATCACGATGACAACGAACGAACAATCGACCAGCAAAAACGACACGTCGGCAAAGGCGATTATCGCCCGAGCAAAAGCAGAACGGCGGCGCTTAGCTGCCATTCGCGCTCTCATTGAAGAGGCAGCGTCGAGTCGCCATGTGGACATCGAGCTGTTGGAGCGCATCGCTGCACAAGCTGAAGAGGAAGGCTGGGATGTCCAGCGGACCGAGCTGGAGATTCTGCGTGCGACACGACCGCGCGTCAAAGAGATTGGCCAGCGTCAGAAGACTTACACGCCAGCTGTGATCGAGGCGGCGCTCTGCCTGTCCTGTGGCATTCCTGATGAGCGACTCGCTAAGGATCGTGACTACGGTGAAAAGGTGGTTGAGCAGGCCTGGCCGCTCAGACGCCGAGGACTACTAGGCATGCTTTCGCTGGCGCTGGAGGCCTCGGGGGTGCGCGTGCCTTACAATCCTAACGAGCTGTATGACACCATCGTGCAGATGCAACGCTCGCCCAACCTGCAAGCGGCTGGCTTTTCCACGGTCAACTTGCCTGGTATCCTGGGCAATGTCGCCAACAAGATACTGCTGGATGCGTTTACTCAGCAGCCGGTCACCTATGACCAGATCGCTGCGATTGAGGACTTTTCCAACTTCCACGTTCACAACATCTATCGCTTGGATGCTACGGGATCGTTTGTTCGTGTGCCGCATGATGGTGAGTTGCCGCATGGGCAACTAGTCGAGTCGGCCTACACGAACAAGCTGGACACCTATGGCATGATGTTGACGATCACACGCCAACAGATCGTCAACGATGACCTGGGAGCGTTCAAGTCGCTCATCGCTCAGTTGGGCCGACGCGCTCGCATCGCACTGGAGCGTGCCCTGTACAACGTGGTCATGGAAGCGACCGACAACTTCTATAGCGCAGCGAATGGCAACCGGTTGACATCGGCACCGCTGGGCATTGACTCGATTGGCCGCGCTCGCGCAGCACTTTCCAAGATGCTCGATGCGAATGGTGATCCGCTGGCCATCGAGGGCCAGTACATCCTAGTACCGCCTGAATTAGAGCCGCTGGCACTGCAAATTTACACATCGATGACACTGAATGAAACGACTGAGGTGAACAGGCCCAGGCCGGTCAACAACCCATACGTGAATCGTTACAAGCCGATTTCATCTCCATTCCTTTCCAGTGGCTCAGGTGCTGGCCAGTCGCCGACAACCTGGTATATGATCGCCAACCCTTCGCTAGTGCCAGCGTTTCAGGTTGCATTCCTGGAGGGCCGGCGCGCACCGACTATTGAGACTGCAGACACAGAATTTCGCACACTGGGACTGTCGATGCGGGCGTATTGGGACTTTGGTGTCGCGCGCATTGATCCACGTGGCGCCATCAAGGCGACAGCGTAATGCTAGGGAGGTGATAACATGAGGGCAGTTTACGTTGGTGTTGGGGACTCGATTCCTTACATTCCCAGCAGCGATGTACCGGCTGGTGAGGTCGTATCGTTTGCTGGTGATCGTGTGTATGGGGTCACACGCAGTCCTATCCTGGCTGGCGAGTTGGGATCGCTGGCAACAGTAGGCGTTTTCGACCTGGCCAAAGGAAGTGATAGCTTCGTAGTCGGTGACGAAGTTTATTGGGACAAGACTAACAAAGTCGCAGTCAAGACTGCTGGGGCCAATCGTTTTCGCATTGGCCTGTGTTACCGTGATGCGGCTGCAACGGATGCACGGGTTCGAGTGAAGATCGGTTGACATGCCATCGTATCATGAAGCGATCGCATGGTTCCACACAACCCTGCGCGACAAAGTTACGCGCAGGGTTGTGTGGGTACGCAATGGCAACGCTTGGGAAGTCAGGGCGGTGCCTGTCGATGGAAATTGGCGCAATTCCTATGCGACTGGTGTTGTGCTTTATGCGCAATCGACCAATCGCCAGTGGCTGGTGTGGTCGGAAGACTTGCCGGTAGTGCCGCAGCGAGGTGATCGCATCATCGAAAATGTGCGCGGCGTCAATGTTGTCCACGAAGTGCTCTCTGGTGACGGTGAGCCGGACTGGTCGTGGGCGGACTATGAACACAAATTTTTGGTAGTTCGCACTCGCATGATCGGAAGCTAGGCAAACACGATGGGCGCAATCATAGACTTGGCTCGACACGTAACGAATGAACTGGCTGGTGCCAGTCTGCCGCTGAGCGCTGAGGTGAGTTTGGAATATCACCCGACCATCGATGTGACCGACAATCGACTGCTGGTTTCAGTGGTGCCGCGTGAGGTGCGAGATCAGAGTGAGTCGAGGGACCGTAGGTCGCTTTACATCACGCTGGAGATCGTGATCAGGAAAAAGCTGAATGACGATGTGCAAGTTGGGATCATGATCGACTATGTTGAGGCGCTGATACGCGAGTTGGAGAGAATGCGATTGCCAAATGGCTACCATGGCCTGAACGTCGCTGCATCGCCGCTTTACTTCCACGAGTATCTGGACACGCATAGGCTTTTTGTGAACACGACTAGCTGTGAGTATGTTTACTTGGTGTAGTGGTCATGCTGTCAGCGTCATTTTCGCTAGCTAAGGATAGTTTTTTTGATCGCTCCAGGGTGATGCGCGCGGTGGAGCGTGGGCGTCGCAAAGCGCTGTCACGCTATGGGGCGTATGTGCGCAAGATCGCCCAGAACAGCATGAAGAGGCGAAAAGGAGTAGCACCGCCAGGCATGCCACCGTATGTACACGTGGGCTTGCTCAAGCAGCATATTTACTTCACCTATGATGCGGCCAAGCAAAGCGTTGTGATTGGGCCGATCCTCATCAAGGCGGGATCGGTAGTGCCATCGCTATTGGAGTATAGTGGGATCATTGGAAAAAAGGTTTACGAGGCTCGGCCCTATATGCGACCTGCTCACCGTCAGGGCCTGGCCAGACTGAGCGACTTCATAAAAGACTTTGTGACAGGGGGGTGACATCATGCCTACACGCCGCGGAATGGACGCAAAACTGTTTGTCGAAATGGCAAATAACGACTTCCAGGAAGTCACGACGGTCCGCGATGTCAATCTAGCGACTGAAGACGCAGAAGCGGATGCGACAGCGCGTGGTAATCAAGGCTGGCGAGTGATGATTCAGACACTCCGATCGCTTACAGTCGAGGTGGAAACGATTTGGGATACTGAATCGGCGCAGTTGATGAAGCTGGTCAAGGCACATAGGGATCGCACTCCGGTTCGTGTGCGTGTGCTAGACGCTACCAACGGTGCTGGTGTCGAATTCCTAGCAGTGGTGACTTCGGTGAGGAGACAAGAACCGCTTGAGGAAGTTGTCACTGCGACGTTGACAATCAAACCTGCACCATCACCCACGGTGCCACAGTGGGTGGGACTACCTGACTAACGAGTGAGAAACGACTATGCGCACGATTACAGACTCGGTTGGGCGTATTTGGACGATCAAACTGGACTGCAAACGGGCGCTGGCAATCCGCACAACGTGCGGAGTTGATCTGCTTTCGTTCAAAAACGTGGACAAACTGTTCACGACACTGCTAGAAGACTTCTCAGTCGCGCTCAAAGTCGCTTGGGAGATGCTGGAACCGGTGGAAAAACGGCCTGAATTCGAGGAGTTTTCGACTTATTTTCGTGGTGACAGCCTAGAGACACTGATCGAGGCTGTCTTCCAGGAGTGTATCGATTTTTTCCCGTTCGAGAAGATGCGGAAAGC